ACTATTCTATCATAAATGTAAAGATCCATTTATTTTTTTACTTTTTTCTCTTTTTGTTTTTTAAGGGTGGTCTTCCCCTTTTTCGCAATACTGGCTTGTTTAGGTTTTCCTGCGAACTTTGCTCTTTGTTCGACGACCGTAAGGATTTGTATTTTTCTTGCATAAGGTTTTTTAATTCTTTTAACTTTTGCCACAGTAGCTCTAGCATCTGCAGGAGTTGCGTACTTAATGCTAACAGTATCTTTGGGATTTTCATCGGTATATAACCTCCTTCCACTTCCTTTAGGTTTTTTTCCAGTTCCTACCTTAGGATCTTTTGTTTTTCTTTTTGCCATTTTTTACTAAACTCTTTAATGTTTTTGCTTGTCCTGCATGTGCTTTAGAAGCTTTTTCTAGTTTATTGGCTACTTTAAGTATTTTACGTTTCATATCTGCAACTCCTGCATGTATTCTTAAATGTCTAAATAAATCTTGCACATTATGTTTTCTTAGTTTTCTTAGCAGACGCAAAATGTTTAGCTGTTGGTCTGCCTTTTTGTCCTGCTTTACGCATTTTTTCACCACTTCCAGCTTTTATTCTCTTACGTTTAGCATGTATGTTTTTGTATAAACTCATATCTTCAAACTCCTTCGCTCTGACAAACATCATACCGATTGTCACTTTTTTGTATCTACCTTTTTAGTTTTATCGAATGATCGCATCCCTGCAATACCGAGCATACCAAATAATAATGGCATCATTACAGACATATCTGCCTGAGGTATTACAACTCCAAATCCTGCCAATATAGGGCTAACCATATAATTTATTGCTAACGATAAACCACATATCCAACCAATTAAAGGTCGCCAAGAACTTTGAAACCAGTTACCTTTNGCTTCTTCTTGNTTTACTTTTATCTGTGCTAACGCTAATTCCTGAGCGTGTTTTTCAGACATAGTTGCAATATCATGTGCTAACTGTGCTTTTTTGTCAGCATCTGGAATAAATTTATCTAGTAATCCTGTGACTGGACCAATTAACGCTGATAACATTACCAAAGCCTCACTCTGTTTTTATTTATCTTAACCAATTTACAAAAGCACGAGTATCTTTTTTCATCTTCATCAATAACAATATATTGTTCATTTAAGTGCTCTTTAAAATATTTACATGTATTAACATTTTCAAAATGCAATGTTCCTGCAGGAGCCCCACTTAAATAGCACATAAGCAAAAAAGCCGGACTCACTTCACTCCTCTAAACTTAATACCTTGCTTTGACATTCTACCNCCACGACTNACCATGCCTCCTGCTTCCATNTCNGCACGATTATCTCTAGCTTTCATCTGCCCCATGAGTGCTCCGCCTCCAGCAAATTTTCTAACTTGTTGAGTTGTAGGTCGTACTCTATTAGTTCCAGCCATACCACCCATCATCTTCATGTCTTTCAACATATCTATCTCTTCTTGATTTAAATTCCCAGTTTGAAACATCTCAGCATCAAGCAACTCTTTAAGCTCTTCATACTTTTCACTTCCAGGATCTAAACCTTCTAGTAAAGACTCTAATTGTTTTTTTCTGCTCATTTTACTCTCCTTTATCCAGTGCTAAATGGTATTGTGAATTTTATTCCAGTATAACTCTCTTCTGGCTTTTCTTGATTAAAAATCATCCCAGCATCCACATCTACAGCCTCGGGTACTATACTTTGTATAAAAGGCTCTGCATAATTTAATGCTTTACCAACTACTCCAGGACTTGTAAGTAAATCTTTTAAATTTAAATCTGCTGTTTGTGTTACTGGTGGTAAGTAACGATTATTATTTTGCATTCCTGCTAATATAGCTCTTCCAGCATCAGTCAAATTAGCACGATCCATGTTTTCCATAATACCAACGTCAGTCTTTTTTTCTGGTTCAAAAGTTTCTTCAATAACCTCCTTACCTTTGTCGTAAACATCCATGCCTCTGTTTATAAGATTCATAATAATTCCAGTTGGACTTACGTTGCGTATTCCTTGTATAATAGGTGGTAAATCTTCTTGTAAAAATTTTTCGCCTTGTGAATAATATCTTACTGGTTCTCCTCTTGCATTGAGTCTGTCACCAAGTATTTGTGGTAACATTGAAGATGGTACATCAAAGGATATTTTATCACGCAAAGCAGGACTAGGGGTTAAACCTCTTCCTATCATATTTAATGCGGCGAAGTTTGGATCATAATTGACTGCATTTGTTATGTTTGATACAGTTCCACGACCAAAGTCCATTATGTTAGGATTGTTAGGATCAAACGCAAAATTTTGAGTGGTATCTGATCCACCAAAAAAAGCTCGATCACTATCACTAGCCCCACCAGAAGGACCAGTGGCAGATACATTTTCACTTCCTAAAGAAAAACTATCACTGCCGTCAAAACCATAATCAGCTCCACCACTTGGAAGATCAAATTCGCTCATCCTTGATTCCTTTGTGAAGCTATAAACCTAGCGTTTTGTGCTCGCATATTAGCTATATCCTCGGTTGTATTGATACGATCTTTTTGTATCAAGGTGTTTGCTTGTAACTTTTGTTTATTAAGTTCAAGTTGCTCTGCATCAGTTCTTGCCTGATTCATTGCCTCTTGTTCTTTTATCTGTAACTCTTTTGCTTTTAAGTCAACTAATGGGTCACTCTGCTGACCACCTAGCACCTGAGCCTCTACCTCAAAATACTGTTTTGTAAGTTCAGCTTCTATTTGTGACAATCTAGCTTGTGCCATTGCTGGATCCATTTGTTGTTGCTGTGCTTCCATTTGGATTTGCATACTAGCTTTTAATGATATGTGTTCAAATATATGTTGTTGTAAAATATTAATAACAGCAGGATTGCTTCTAACAGATATACTACCCATGTAAGATAAATGAGTTGAAATATGTGCATCATGGTCTTGTTCAGGGAAAGCTTTTAATTGCATTTGTCCACCCAAAACGGACATTACTTTACCATTCTCTATAACTGCATTCATAGGTTGTGGTTGTGGGGGAGGTGGTAATAATTGTTCTACATTATCCACACCTAAGCTATTATACACACGCCTATACGCCTCATACAAATTGTGCATCTCAGGCTGACTCGTTGCCAACTTTAATTGTTCTTGAGCTAAACTTATACGTTGAGCCATACTAAAAATATTTGGATTAGCTATTGGTACAATATCAATACGTTTATCAAAGTCTTGTGCTTTGTCACCCTCTTCCATATAAGGGTATTTACCACCTTCTTGAGATATTAAATCAGCTATAAGTTTAAATTCTTGTTTCATACTGTTGTATAAACGCTTATGAACAGCACTAATTATTCTACTGCCACGCTCTAACAAAGCTATAGTTGTGCCTACTGGCATCTCTTGATTATTTATATTGCCAGTACCCATATCTGTTGTGCCGACAAACTTTTGAGCCGCCTGAACTACAAAACCGAGTAATTGAAACAATGTGCCACTCGGCTCTTGGTATGGTAAATTAAAAAATGAGTTTTTAAGTTGGTCACCTACAACATCTACATCACGCCATTCTCCAGGACGCAATGGTTCATCATCATTTTTTATTCTTAATCCTCTAGCCTTAAAACCAGATGGCATATTAGCTAATGTGCCTGAGTCTATTAATTGTCTAAGGTTTGCAGTCGCCGCTCTTGACAAGTTACCAAGTAAATGTATCAAGCCATTACCATAAAAACCTAGTCCAGGAGTAAACATATAGTGAACAAAGTATTGTTTTTTGTTTTTAAATGTATCATTGGGGTCATAATTACGGTAAACGGACAAAACTTCGCCATTTTCAGCACTTACTGTTACAACATACGGTAATTTTACTCCAGTTTCTTCGCCATCTCCGCCAATATCAGGAAATTTTTCCAAATCTAGGTAACAATGGCACTCAAAAAGTTGTATTTCTTCATAATCACCTTGTGCATACACACCAGTTATTGATTCTTTTGCGTCATCTGCATCATCACGGTCAGCACGACCTGATTTTACCTCAATATCACGGTAAAATTTACTNACTTGGAGCTTTCTAAACTCATTTTCTGTCATTGTTATTATTTGTGTTACCCTATCTGCAGAATCTAAGTCCGTTGCGTTGAAGGGTACGAGCATATCTTTAGCTTCTATAAACTTACTTACTTGTCTGCCGAGTTGTGGATCAGGATAAACTTTTTTAAATGCACTACCACCTAGTCCTAAGTAGTATAACATCTGGTCAAACTCAGCTTCGTACTCTTTCATAGTGTGCATAATTGTATAATTCATATAATCTTGCACACGTTCTGCTTGTTTCTCTAAATCGGGTGTTGTTTTACCCATAACTTGTGTGCGTACTGGACCTTTCGCAGGAAGAAGTTCCTTATATGCTTGACTTTGGAACTGTGTAACTGCTTCATTCAACATTGGGTGAACTACACCAGTAGCACCATCAAAAGGCTCTGTTCTGTTTTCATAATTTAAACCAAGTAGATTCAAACCTTCACTGTATGTATTTAACCACTCACTACGAGCATTTTTATCTTCTTCTACTTTTTCTAATACATAAGCACTTATCCCAGCTATTTCATCATCATCCAACTGGTCTGCTAAGTTTGCCATAAAACTTGTATCTTCTGGCTCAACCTCTTGAGAGCCAAGTTCCACGGATCCATCTTCAAGTTCGGTAATTTCCATACCTTCTACTATTTCAGGTTGGTCTTCTACTTCAACATCAACTGGATCTGGGTCAAGTATTGGGTTGCCAACTAGTGTTAGCTCTTTTTCTATATTATTATAAGGGTTTTTTGGTTCAGCCACTTAACCCTCCTTCAATTACATAAAAGCGTTGTCTAATTAAGTGTGCCACATTTTCTCTTATTTCGCTAGAAGTTAATGGTTCAAAGTCTGCATCCTCTACAACCATAGCATCAGTCAACATTTCTATCTCATGATATAACTGCTCTGGTGTCAACTCAACCGTAGTAGACGGTATTTCTAGGTATATATTCTGGCTCATAAACTTCATCCTCTGGGTGCGTTATAAATCCACCTTCTCTAAATCTTCGTAAAGCTTGTGTTACTGTATCAACAAAGTCATCATGCTCTCCAGCAGGAAAACTCGCACACTCTTCAATAACTTCTTCAGCCCAACGAGTATCTGGTGACCATACTAACCCACTTTCTAGTAAAGGTGCAACTGAATTAACACGACTAAATTTATCGTTACCTCTACTTGGGCTATAATTTTGTATTGGAATGCCCATCTGCCTTAGTTCGTGAGTCAATGGCATACCTGATGCTTTCGCCTCAATCAAGACACATTCTGGTTCCCAATACTTATATTCTTCCAATGCTATTTTGCGTAACTCGGGGAAGTCCCACCTACCACGCCTAGCATCACAAAGAATTATGTTGGGAGGTCCACCCTCCTCTGGGTAAAATACACCCCATGTTGTTATTGCTGAGTAGTCCGCTGTTTCTTTTACTAAATGCAGTATCATAACTTTGCATTACATAGCTCAATGGGGGTATATCTTTTTTCTCCCAAACACGCCACCACTCTCTTTTTAGTATAGCACTCGTTTCACTTGTTGGGTTTTGTTGCCATTGAGCTTCCCACTTACCAACTGACAATGAAGCTTTAACCTTTAACAGTTCTTCCACTTTCCAAAAGTTAGACCACATTGCTTTTCCATCTGGCAATATCGCTGGAAACTCTACAACTTCCCATTGGTCAGCTAAAACATCTCTAGCTTGTTGCTTAATTAATTTACCAGTTAAATCTATCTCACTCCACCTTGTCATGACTATTACGATAGCTCCTCCTGGCTGAAGTCTCTGGCGAGGACCTGAGGTGTACCATTCATACGCATTCTCCAAAGCNGATGGACTCATCGCATCTTGTTCTGAGTGGGGGTCATCTATTATCATNAAATCTGCACCACGACCAGTTATCGCTCCACCCACTCCAGCCGCGAAGTATTCNCCACCTTTGTCTGTTTCCCAACGTCCAGCCGCGAGGCTGTCTGACCGTAACTTTACATCTGGNAANACTTGGGCGTACTCGGCTCCTGCCATAAGGTTCCTTACTTTTCTACCAAACCTNACAGCNAGTTCTCCAGTATGNGTTGCTTGTATTATCTTCAACTTTGGGTTACGTCCCATCAACCAACTCGGCAATAAGTAACTTGCAAACTCTGACTTAGTATGTCTCGGGGGCATGTTTACAATAAGTCTTTTTATTTTCCCAGTAGCCAAGTCGTTAAATTTTTTTGCCATTATTTTATGGTGCTCGCCTTCTATAAAATCTTCCCATATAGCACCTACATATGTCATAAAATCTTTACGAGCACTCTCAGCAGTCACTAACTGCTTTTGTTTCTCCATAAGTTTTAAGTAATGTCGTAATTTTTCTTCAGGAATGTTTAAAGGGGCTTGTGTCATTTTTTTATAAAAATTTTTCCATGGACAGTGAACCTGAGTTCATATATACACAAAAGGGGGGTCATGTACAAATAATTTTCTGATATGCTATGATTCGTGCGGAACATGTATACGCTGACGCCTATACATGTATCTCCCCGTCTAGGGGGGCGACCGTTAACATGTTAACTAACTATATAATAAAAAAGGGCTATGGTTGTAAAGCCATAGCCCTAGCCGTAGCCCCTATTTAAGGGCTACTAGGTTGGCAAAGTTTGTGCCGTAAGTGTGTTTAGCTAAGTAGCTAAAGCTACCTATAAGCACAGCCCCTAAGGCGTTTTGCCTACAACCGTTTTGGCTATTGGCATTTGCTAATATACTGCTACCACTTAATTGGCTAATTTGCTGTATGTTAGCAAGTGGTACAATTTTAGCTTGGCTAGGTACAACCATGCTAACAAGCTTTGCGTGTACCTTAGGGCAAGTAGTTTTGCCTTTTAGCTTACTAATTGCTGTTTGGTTAACACCGTTAACACAAGCCCACAATATAGCCCCAGCTACACTATTTTGTGTTTGCTGTGCTTTTAACATTGGTTGCCACAATGTGCCTTTAGCATTTACGCCCCCAAACAAAGTATTGTTTGCTGTAAAAGCGTTTTTGTTTAGCTGTAAGCCCCATTTATGTATGCCACCATTGGCATTAATAAATGCTACTAAACTAGCTACTAAAGTGTGGGCGTTTTTTTGGTTTACTTGCCCTTGTAAACTTGTAGTAAAATTTAACATTACGTTAACCCCTTTTACTAAAACATGGTAGCTTAATTGCTAACCAATATATAAACAGTACAAAATTATTTTAACTTTGTAAACACCTAAATTACTTTTTTATTAAATTTTTT